CAACGGTGAGAAGAGTTACTTCGCCAAGTGGTCAGGGCGTGATACCCCTGACTGGTTCCTGAATCCTGAATCCTGAATCATGAGTAAGATAATTGATGTCCGTAAATGGATGCCCGCCATTCGACAAATGGCACAGAGAAAGCTACCCATGATTCTGTTGCGAGAAGAACTTCGCAGAGAGAAAGAACGGACGTCTGAACTGATAGACAAACTTAGACCAGTAAAGAATAGAACAGTACAAAAACTAATAAAAGAATATGAAAGCAATACTACCGAACCCCTTCTCGGGGAAAGTCGCGACGACAGTCTTTGATGTCTCCGACAAGACAGGACTCAAAACTGCTGTCCGATACCACAACACCAACATAGTAGAGTTCACACCTACATCTGTTACCCTGAACTCCGGTGGGTGGGACACCGCTACTACTAAACGTAGGATGAACGAAGTATCCTGCCAGTATAACCTAGACTTCTGGGTTAGTCAGGAGAACTTCAAGTGGTGGGTAAGTGTAGGCCCTTCCGGTAAACCAATCCCATTCAAAGACGGAATGACTTTCCCAAGATAATACATATGAAAACAAAAATAAATACAGAGGTGGTCGAAGTAAATGACATCACCGTCAAACTACAATCGAAGCCTGACAACGAAGCCGTCAACGGGTGGTCCGTAATCGCCTACCTACCCGACTTCTCAATTAGATCTAAAGCTCTACACAACAGAGTAAAGCTAGACAGATTTATAATGACAATAATTATAGCTGCGGGCTACCACTTTCATGAGTTGGTAGACGACGGCAGTCGGGTAGCCGCACAAGCGGAACAGGATATAGATGAGCTTATAGCTGCGTGTAAGAGACTGATGCCTACGTTATGATCCACATGGTTCGTGAGTTTCTACCCAATGGTATGCCCATCATGATAGACGGGGTGGTAGAGGGGGATAGAGTATCCCCCGCTTCTGCCCGCATCTTCCCCCTCAGTGTGGGGGAAGATGAACCGTCTGTGATTGGCACACCCTTCTATTGTTTCAACGACCCAGATGATCTGGGGAAAAAGATAGCAGACCGATTAACCAAAGTTTATGAATCCTCTAATCTTTAAGGTCGGTAATCCTCTTGCCCGTTTCTGGATCAGTGAACCGATGCTTGGGGCCAAACTTCTGGAGGGCTGCTTGAAATCTTCTGAACCGGTCAGCCATAAATTCTTTCTCGTCCATTAAGAATCTTCGCTGCGCTTGCAAGCTAGGGATATACCTTTCGGTAGCCCCATACTTCACAATACCTAAGCTCCGAGCATCGCCTACGCCCGCCCGCTTTAGCATCACTCTTACGTTCTGATCGTTAAGACCAAATTGCTCGAAACTCTTCGCGGTCTCAACTAACCGTATCAACTCTTGATCACTCTTGAGGCGGTTATCAACCACTCGTTTAGCCATACGTTCTATTTCAAGGTCGCCTTCCGGCCCCGACAAAGAAGCAGAACCGTCAGCTAAATCATTGAACGTATCGTTTACCAGTTGGGTACGCTCATCGTTAAGCCTTCGTGCCGCTTTACGTATTGCTTCCCCCAGTCGTATTTCTCTTGGAGATGCTGGAGCAATTATCTGCGTGATCGTCTCTTGTAAAGAGACCCGAAGGTCTTGGTCATCTGCATTCTGCAAGTCATAGTACTGACGCAAACGACGAATATTACCCGGCTCAACTAGACGCTCAGCCGTTCTCTTAAGAATACCCATGAGTCTTTCAGCCCCCTCATCAGACTCCTTAAAACTTTTACCATCTTCGTTGGCTATTACTTCATCGATCGTGGCTTTCATAAACCCATCGTTAAAGAATCTCTTTAAGTAGCCCCCAAACAGATTGGTCATCGCGGTTTTGTAGTCGCCACGCATGAGTTCCAAGACCCCCGACGTCATCCCATCAAACACTGGAGAAGCCGCGTTGATGTAGGTTAGATCTACCGCATACAATTTACCCTTTTCAAAGTCTCCCATGAATCCGAACAATGTCTTCGCTAACCCACCCGGCAGGTAGATGTACCTGTTTAACTTACCCCATGGTGGGGCTGCTTCTTTGAGAAGTTCCTCCTCTTCATCGGTAGGGTTTATTCCCAGCAACATCGCTGAAGCAACCGGCAAACCTACTGATATTCCTCCGTGTACTGTGACAGCAGATGCTAATCTCTTCGCACCTCGTGCCGAGATTACAGGGTTCTCACTAGCCATCTCTTCTTTAGGGATAGCCGCAACTTGATTGTAGACAATTCTGAACTGGTCTAACCAGAAAGATAGGAACGGATCCATGTGGAACGCGTTGAACTTCCTGAGAGCCTTCGCCGAGATAGGAGCTTCGGAGTAAGTTGGAGCCATGGCCCGAACTTTACGAGCGGCATCAAACTCCATCTGCTCATCCGTCATAGTAAGAAACCCAGTATCAACACCGTTGTCGATGTCGTACTGCTTCGCTTTCTTTATCGCGTCCAGCTCTGTGTCAAACATGGCTATCTTAGTAGCCGAGTCAATCCCCTGCGCCACACTCGCCAGCCTCCGAAGAATAACGCCCGGTACAAACGCTCCCGCCTTCCCTATTTTAATAAGACCTTTCTTAATTAGCCCCTGCTCAGTCATGTCTTTATTCGTAAGAGACATGAGATCCCTTGTGGCATCATAAAATATACCGTAAGGGTTCGACTGGTTGTCACTAGACAACTGGTTAATGTAGCCAAGTTCTATCTGTCCTTGATCAATCCCCAACCGCTGCAACAAAACACTACGCTCAGTTCTATAGCGTGGGTCTTTTATTAAGAACCCAGATCGAGCAGCCGCTTTAACAAACTCAGCCATCATTCTCGCGGGGTTTACTAAGTTAGCCAACCCGTATGAAGTTAGAGCCGTAAGTGTGTTACGTATATGATACGCAGGTATGTTAGCCACCGTCTTAGAAAGCATGAACAAAGAGTTCAGTTTCAAGTAAGCATTCACTAAATGTGCAGCACCCAAGATTAAAGGACGCATAGCCGTAGATCTATCTGCGGCAGAGAATAAAGTAGTAGCGACGTTTCCTCGGGACACGCCTTGGAAAATCTTAAGTGATCTGTACAGCTCCTCGGGAACATACATATCAAAGGTCGGATCAAACACTCCCTGCAATCCTTGGCCCTTCTGCTCTTCGGATATAGGTTTGAGACGATCTCCTGTCTTTAGATGCACATATGGTTTTGCATCCGGTTTCGTGAGCCCTGCTTCCTCAGCCTGCTTAAACGTAAACACAAAAGCATCTTTCATGTTCCCATCTTTCACTCCCCCTATCTCGATGAGGTCATTCAGGAAACCAATAGACTCAGCCATACGGATCTGGTTCGACACCGTAGCGAAGAGAGACGTCAATCCCTGCTCACTAAATGAGCCATCGTCTGTCTGCTCCAGTCCAAACTGTCCCAGTAGATAACGAACGCCTTCATCTATGTCACCCTTTGCTCTCAGGTTATCCACCTGAACTTTTGTAATGGCAGCCACTCCTGCTCCCTGCTCCTCTTTGATCTTAGCGATGTTAATTCTGTCCGCTTTCTTTGTAGCAATGTCCCTGACGTTCTCAAGAAACGTGTTCATGGACTCAAGACCACCGCCCTTTTTGGCAACAGATAGTTCGGCACGACGCGTTACTTCCTCACTAAACTCTTTCTTCGAGAGTTTCTTTAACGCTTTCGCTTCCGATTCTTGTGCCGCGTCTGGGAACTTAGCGCCCTTTTCAAGGCTCTCAACCAGAGCGTCCATGTTCTTGCGTTCTATTTTCTTCTGGGCTTTGAGTAGTTGAGCTTCAAAGAATGGCATCGCTGCATCTCTGCGAGCTTGGAACTTGCCCCCTTCCTTCATCACCTCATTCAAATAAGCAATGTCATTGTATATACGGTAGCCTCTGGTCAGGTAGATCCCTAAGTTCCTGTCAAAGATAAGTTCAATCTTGGAACCATCTCTGTCTCCAAGACGATAGTTCTCAGATATAAGCTTACTCAGCCCGTCAATACTTGCTCTTACTTTCTTGATGGTTGAGACAACTTCAGAACCTCCCTGCTCTTCCAAGAACTCAATCGCCTCCTGTTGCTTGACTCTGAAATCGCTAACCTTGTTCATCTGAAGCTGGCTAAGAACTCGGTCAACCAGTGTCAGCTTCATGTTAGCAATAGCCGCAGGACTAATGTGTTCGGCGGGCCTTTTGTTTGCCCTTACTTCAGCCCTAACTTTATCTACTACAGATTTAAAGTTCGCATTTACACGCTTCCTAGTTTCGCTGTCCACCTTAAGAGTGTCGGTTGTACCCGCCGCAGTGTTCAGAGCCGTGAGTATTTCAGCAGTAGGCTCTTTCCCAAACGCTTTCCGCAGGCTCTTCTCCATCTCACGCATGTCTGATTTCAGTAGCGCGTTGATAGATTCAGACCATCGCTCGTAGTCTCTCAATATACGAGTTACTCTTGGGTCCATCTTGTAGCCCATTAACGTAGAGATTCCTTTAGAAGGAACCCACTTACCATTCTCGTAGAGGTGGCCTACTCTTATAGACTCAGTAATTTTGTGCCTAAGAAACTCTTCTGCTTTCTGAGAACCCTCTCCGTTACTAATGTCAGTAGCATCCTGAAATGCACGCATCGCTCGGTTAATTCCTCTGTCTGGGTCAGCGGGATCAAACGATGTATCTATATCAACCGACATTCCCAGAGACTCTAGCTCTCCGTCTTGGAGAATCTTAAGGCTTTGGTGTATGCGCTGCACCATAGCCCTGTACTTAGGATAGTGAATATCATCGCTAACTCCCACACCGATATCAGATAAACGTCTAACTACCTTGTTAAATATCCCAAGAAGCTGTCTCTTGACCAACTTCATCAGTAGAGGTCGAGAAGGATCATATTCAAGATTTGACTCGCCTTCCATGGCTACGTCTTCGGTGGCCCGACCCGATTTTATTCTTCGTTGCACCTCCAGTCTAAGTCCCTCAGATAGTGCGTTTGTTTTGGCTATGCGGTCACCGGCTCTTACTGCCTCAACTCTTTCTTTTCCTTCGGTTATATATGGGTCGTCGGTACGCATACCTAACTTCTCGTACCTCCGCATGTGTCGCGGACTAATCCGCTGATACTCTTCCATCATGTCGGCTAACCCGTCGTCGCCTAACTCTTCAAAGATTGCCCTTCTTTCCGCTTTAGTTATAACTAACTTCTCAACTGCGTGAATAACTTCTTCACTAACTATAGCTTCTAGTTCGTCCTTTATCTGGAACGCTTTGGCGCGTGCCCTCCTTTTAATAATGTTACGATTTGATCTTTCGTTAAAGAAAAGACTCCCCGCAGAAAACTTCTTTACGGGCACCTCATCAGACATAGCTAGTTGGTCTAGCGCGCTATCAAGCCCATACTCATCTATCATGTTGTCTATAACAAAGACAACAGTAGGGACTGGAGACTCCTCAACTTTGTCACCCACGAGCGTGCGGTCCATAAGTGCAACCCCAATATCACCTTGGGGGAAATTCCGCTGTCGCCCAGTGCTGACGGCATAAGCTATCTCGTCGGTTACAAAATCTTCAGGATAGTGAGGAAGAGGATCTCCTTTGTCTACATACACAACACGAATACCACTCGGAACCTGTCTATCTACCTCATTTTTGATTAATCTTTCGGTAATCAAACGAGACTGCCGTCTTCTAAGAGAGTCGATCAATATCCCTATGGGGGGTCTTCTGGTTCCGTCTATCGAAAAGGTTGGGGCTTCCGAATCTTCCTTTAGCTCGCTTATTTTACGGCTGTACTCCTGATATAAATCAAACTCTGCTGTTGCTTGCCCAAAGAAAGTTTGCGCGCCTCGCGTAAGATTAAGTGGGTCTTCCACAGTCTGCGGGCTCCCCAACACTCCCATAACTAAGTCTCCTGTCCGCCTCCTAATAATATTATCTTGTTCTACAAGGGCTTGTACTTGAGCAATAACAAAGTCCTGCTCTTCATCTGGAGATACAGTGTATTCATCGGCTCCACGAGCTTGAGTAAAATCAAACACCGCTTTAATAGCTTCCACCGCATCGCGCTCCACAGCCGTCTCGCGACCGAAAAGCTTTGCGAGTAAGTCCATGAAGCGTTGGAACAAGCTCCTGTTTTCCACAGCAACTTTACGTGTAGCAAATTGGAAAGAAGAAGAACTAATCATAGTTGTGTAGTACTCCTCAAAACCTCTTGCTCTGGCAAGGATCACATCCCCCGTCATATTCAACGGTACCGCTAAGTCTAGATCTTCCTGACCCCCAGTTGGGGATAATTCACCTCCGGCTAAAGAACCAAAACCACTGGTAAAAGTAAGGGGAACACCACTAGGAGTTACGTCGTATAATCTAAGGCCCGTAACAGGATCTACAATAGAAGATTCATCTGCCACATCTTTTCTGAAATCCTCATCTGCCTGTGAGCGAGGACCAGAACGAACAACTCTTCTACCCGTGCCAAACACATAATCCATCAAAGGATCGGCTACCCCACGCTTCTTTGCTTTAAGCCACTGATCTCGTGCTTTCTCATAGACTACCTGCATTTGCTTACGTGCAGCTCTTTGCTGTGGTGTAAGTTCATCATCAGGAGCTGTCATTAGCTTAGCGAAAACAGCGTGACCAGCCTCATGTAAAATCGTCGAAGCCACACCCTCTCCGTATCTACCATTCAGGTTCAGGTAGATCGTGTTCGTCTCAGAATCATAACTCCCCGCATAATGCGTTGCCCCCTGCACAATTTTAAATTCAGTGCCAACACCAAGGTACGACTCAAAAGTAAGCAGCAATCTCGCAAACGATTTTAGTCGTGGGTCGTAAGACTCCCCGAACTTATCAGGGTTAGACTCCGCGATCATAGTTATCGCTCTAGTAAGGGAACTACTGTCTCCGTCCACAAGCCCAAGCTTGTTTACCTCCGCTCGGTTTAAGTTACTCACCGCCCTTTGATGCTCCGCGCTGATAAACGAAGGGGCATTATTCTTCCGCGCAACTCTCTCCAGTTTAACTATTGTGGCGATCTGATCGAGACTTACGTCCCCGATAGATTTATTCGCCCCCTCAAAAGCGTCCCCTAGTAAATCAAACGTACCCTCTACGCCTCCGTTGATTGTTGATACTAGATCTGAAGACATGAGTTCCGCTAAAGCAAATAAAGCGTCGGGCTCTCCTTGAGCAGCCGTCGCAAAGCTTGTCAGAAACTGTTTACGCAGCTCTACAAGCCGCGCTCTTGAGTCTTCTGGAAGATCAACCGCACCCAAAAGACTTTCTCGTAACTCTATATACGTATCTTCAGGCGTTGCCTGCGGTCGCATGTCCACAACATCTTCATTTACCCCTGCGAAGAAGCCTTCCAAAGCAGCAGCAACCCCTTCGTTTGCATTCAGAAGTGCAATAAATCTAGTATAGATACCCTGCTTTACCGCGAACGCGTTGGGAATCTCCCTAAGTTGACGATCTGCTTCACGCGTTTCTTCAGAAATATTCTTTCTCGTCTCGGCCACTTTAGCTCCCATTGCAAGGCCCGTATCCTCAGGGGGGCGTGAGTCATCGTCTTGACTCTGAGCGCCATTCGCCATTCCGCGAGCGTCCACATTAGCATAGACAGACTTAGCGCGGTCTACTTGCAGTTTAATAAGATCACGAGATGGGTTGTACAGATTAGGAACGCTCCGCTGAAGAGTTTCTTCAGCCGCCCCCTTGTTTCTCCCCTTCTCGCTCGCCCTAACTTGCTGAGCTATGCGGTTTAGAATAAACTCAACCACATCTAAATCCTCGTCGGCCTTCTTGGCTTTAAGTATCTGTGACTTTTTAGCGATTGGTTCGCCCATAAGAAACTCAGACAAAGCGAACGCAGCCGCGCCGCGCCCACTTGTTACAGAAACATCTTCCCCAACCATTGACCGGAAGTTCTCTAGAGCCTTTTTAAAGGTCGGGTTGTTCTCAGTTTCTCCAGAAATATCTACGCTTGGAGACACCACGGAAGCTACTACGTCTGCATCGCTTTGACCCTCGCTTTTACTCGCTAAAGCTTGAAGAATTGCCACTTCGACCGCCGCTCTTTGGGCTCTAGCATATAGACCCATAAGATAAATCTGTCGTATTGATTGTTCAGACTGATCTAATTCGGGGTCGGGCATTCCTGTAACAAAAGATACTTTGTCTGAAGTAAGTGGGAGCTGAAGATTTTGGTTTTGATTAAACCAGTCAGTAAACAGTTCCAAGTAATCCTCTATTGATACGTCTTGAGGAAAATATTTAGGGGGAGTCTTTCCTGTCTCAGGGTCTACAAGATTATCCAGAGTTAGGTTTGTCCTCAAAGGAGTGTTGCTTTTAACAAACTCCATCAGATTAGCAGCCTTCTCTACAATTCGAGTCGTAATAGTTTCTGGGTTGGCTACAAATGCTCGGCCCTTGTTGCCGAGAATACTAACTTCGCTACTTAGATCACTGCCGACAGGATAGTATATGTCATACACTTCACGCGTATCCTGCGACAGCGTTGTCCCCCCACGGTCTCCTCTAAAGGTCTTGTTAATCTGAGCTGAACTAAACCCTACGGGAATTGGAATAGACAAATGGCCCGTCGCGCTCATCGCCTTTTGCATAACCCGAGGGTCATTATTAAAGAGAATCACCTGCTCGTTAGGTCTATTGCCCTCCCCATTATCAAATATACCTCCGTCAATATCGTTGATAAGGTATATCTTACTAGACCCAAACTTATATTTAGAATCTACGACGGTAGCCCACTGGCGATCTGTAACAACAATCCCAATCTCTTCAAGTTGCTCTCGCGCCTTTTGCTTTCCTTCCATACCGAGAATAGGAAACTCTTTGTTTACCTCTTCTCGTATTTCATTAGAAACAGAACCCTTGTCTTTTGCGCTCAGTCCCAAAGAGTTTGGGATTCCCATAACAGCTACCGGCGCTTCTTTCTCAGACCGAGCTTTGAGCGCGCCCGAAGCAATCATGTTCTGCACAAAGTTCTCTCGTGACGGGTCAGAAGCAGGTGGATCTGAATCCTGATCCGTGTCTCCTGATTCAGGATCGGGTTCCAAAGGCTCTTCTGCTTTTGCTACTTTCTTCGCGGCCTTCTTAGCTTTCTTCTTTGCAGTCTTTTTCTTCGTAGTTTTCTTCTTAGCCGCTGCTGCTCTTTGCTCCGCTAGACGGTCACGCTCTAGCTGCGCTTGCACCTGCTCCTCTAATTCCAGCAGACGTTTATTCTCCCCGCTAATTTCTTCGCGGCGCTTGTTCATAGACTGAAACGACTTCAGAACATCTACCAAAGAACGCAAAAGCGTAAGCTCTTGCTGTCTAGCGGTTCGTTCTACTGTTTCGGCTGTCTCAAACTCCGTCTCTTTCGCGCTAACAAGAAGCTCTACATCAGAGATCAAAGCTGTGTTTGGAACCTCGGTAAAATACTTACCACCCAGTTTCCTACCCTGTCTCCCACCGCCCGCTTTGTATGCCTTAGTTCCTTTCCGGCTTTGTGCTTCGTGTAGTGAGTCGAGTTCTTCTCTTACTTCATCCAACTTTATTTGAAGAGTCCCTTCAAAAGATTCTATTCTTCTAAGGTCCTCGACCTGCCCAACATCACGGCGGATAGATTGCATTACCCTGTCCACAAACAAGCCAGCTTCAATCTCAAGTTGTTCGTCAGTTCTACGCTGACCTAAAGGCCGCTGCGCCTCATTAAATTTTAACCTTTCAAATGCGCCTAAAATAAGCTGCTCCTTGTCAGTCACACTAATAACAGATTCACCCGAACCAGAAGGCTGCTTGTTACCGAGCGCCCCCTCTTCCAGAGTCTCTTGGATAGACGCCTCTATCTTATCCCCATCCGCTGTGCTTAAGTTCTGCTCGGCCTTTTCCTCCGTAACTCCAGTCTCAAGCTGTTCAATCAGATAGTCCCTCGCCTCCTTTAAAACACTTATACTATCTTTATCTCCTTCGATCTCGGCCTTCTTTTCCTTATAGCCTTCCCGCACAAACTCAATCGCCGCCGCACGCTCGTCAACTGACGCAGCTTCAGGGTCGTTAATCGCGTTGATAACATCTTCAGCTATTGAAGAGAGACCAAGTACACCAAGGTAATTACGGGTGTTGTCTTCTTGCAGTTGTTCATCTGACTGCTCTGCCTTTTCTGTTTCTTCAGTAGAAGTTTCTTCAGACTGCTCGCCTAAGAGTGTGCGTTCAGTAAGTAAACCCGCCTGCTCGTTTCTTAAGGATTCTTTTTCAGCATCCGTTTCGGCCAAAGCCAGTTTTATCTGCGTCTCAACAATTTGTTGATCCACATCGCTAAGCCTCTCTTGGGCTCCAATGCCTTTTTCTTTACGCTCCTGATCGCGCTCAGCAAGTCTCTGCCTTACCACAGCTTCGGGCTCAGACCTCGCTGCAACTTCCAACGAAGCGAGAATTTCCTCCACAGTTGCTGCGGTTTCAGGGCTACCGGTTCGCTCAAGCTTAGCCTTAAGCTCTTTTTCTACCTTACGAGCTATCTTAGGAAGAGTTTCCCGAGTCACACTCTCGTCAGACTGTCGCGAAGTAACAACCTTACCTGCTAATTTGCCAACCGCCGGAAGACCGCCACCAAGAACAGCTCCAAAAGCAGCCCCCATCCCACCTTCTTTCAGACGGTCCATAAAAGGCCGATCCCAGTCATCAGCCGAGGTAAACTCCATTGCTTTTGATCGGGCGTACGTGTTTAGAAAAGCGTCTAGCCCCTCTTGCAGAGCTTCTACGCCAGCGCCTTTAGCAACAGGGCCTTTTAAAAAGGCATTTTTAAGACCTTTACCAACAACTTTCTCTATTACGTCTCCCGTGAATTGCTTAAAGCCGACATACTTTTTGCCTCGCAACTTTTCAAAAACACGACGCACTTGTTTCACAGTCGCGCCGCCTGTTACCCAGTCTTCCAGACCACCCAGCCCGATGCGCTGGAGCCCAACAACAGTCGCCACTGTGATAAGACCACCAATAGTAGCCCCACCAAAAGCTCGGTCATGAATCTCGTCTGCCGTAAGAGGTTTGCCATCAGGTCCTGTAGCCCCTTGAAGAGACATATAGATATCCCCATAAGTGTGCGAAGAAGATCTTAGAAAAGCAGGAGCTGCAATCGCGGGGTACTGCGAGCGTTTAAGACCCACACTAATTCCTTTAAGAGCATCCATGGCAGCTCTTCCTCTCGTCGATATAGTATCCCCCATCAGCACACTAGAGCCACGAGAAGCTTGTGGAGTAATGGTGGGCCTAGTTAGCTTCGGAGTTCCTAACAATTCATCCGCTTTCTTTCCGGCCTTTTTAACCGACGGAAGCTTCTTAATGTAGCCTTTAGCTATCGCTTTCTGTAAAGATCTCTCGGCTGTATCCTCAGCCCCTTCTTTAAGAATGTTTCTCAAACCAAACCCGAACAAACTTTGGGCGTAGGCTTTAGAAGTAGCTGCATACCCTGACTTAGCCAGAGCAGAAGAAGCTACTGCGGTGGTAGCAAAACCTCCCGTAGGTGCTGCTAGCACAAACGAAGCTCCGATGTCGATTATAAGAGGAACCGCCATGGTTGATAGCATGTCCCCATAAGTTTGATTGCGGCCAAACATAGCCGCCAGTGCCCGATTAGCTTCACGCTCTCTCGCGCTATTGGTTATTATGTCTATCCCAAACTTTTCTGCATCGGTGCGGTCCCTTTCAAAAGTTCCTTCCGAATAAAAACTTACCGCGTCTCCCACAAGAGAGCCCGCAAACATACTTAAAGACCCCACTAAATCAGCAGCTCCTTGAGCCGCTGACTGACCTACCCGATTGAACCAATTTCTTCCTGACTCGGTGTCGAGCCAACTTGCCATTGTTTCAAGTCGGAAAGGTTGAACATTAGAAGAGTCTCTTAACATATCAGGAGTTAAGCTAGACTTGTCCAGTAGCTCGGGCGGACCTACCTCTCCACTTTCCAGCGTCTTGTAAAGAGGCAAAGAATCTACTGCCTTCGTTACGTGCTCATTCCACGAATCTCGAATATCTGCTGTCGAGTTCTTGATAGTTTCAATAAACGAATCGTAATTACTATCCAAGTAATTCAGTCGCTTAAGACGTAGACTTTCTTTCGTAGTCCCAAGTTCTTCGGCTTTCTCTAAGAGCGTCTCAAAATCTTTTTTAACAACGTAGAGTTGTGGGTGGATAATCTTCTCCCCAAACTCAGTTGTGTAAATGTTATTAGCTATCCTTGAAGCTGAGTCTTTAGACAAAGCTTTTTCGTCTTGTCTCAAGAGACGAGTTTTTGCAGCGTGATAAGGCATCAATGATGCCCCCGCGGCCATTTCATACGCGGTTGACTGAAGAGCCTGCCCAATAACTTCGTCACTCAAATGAGAAGCTGACCCTTCGTAGATGTCTCTGAAGACTTCTATAGCTGCGGTAAAATCTTGATTAACAAGTTCTCCCCTTTTGTTTTTAACCAATTCTGTTTGGCCCAAGAAAGATCCCTGAGGGGTAGTAACAAAAGGAACAACGTCGCTTTCCCCCGCTTCGGTATGTGTCAAAGAAACTTGCTTCATCAAGTTACTCAACTGACCAGACATTTTGGATTGCGGCCCCCCAGACTCTTCTACATCGCTTTGACGAAGAGCGGTAAATATCATCTGCCGCGCTTGATAGTAGTTCCCCTCTTTCAGAGATCTTCGTTTGTCGCCCTCAAGAAGTCTTCCTTTATCTAATGCGTCCGCCGCAAAGTCTTTAAACCTAGGATCTATTAACCCTTCTCTAACTGAGATGTTAAGAGCTTCTTCTTTTCTGTCGTCAGGAATATCATCCGCGAAAAGAAAGTTGGCGCGGGACTCCCCAGTATCAGGGTCAGTAAAAGGCACTTGTATCACAGCCGCACCAAGCTGTTTCTGCATCAGCTTCTTAAACTCCGGCCACATTTCTTCAGCGTATGCCGACATCAAAGGCGTAAATCTGTCGACGTATGCCTGCTCTTCTTCTGTAACTGTCCACAACTCAGGAAAATCATCTGCTTCACTGCGGAATACGGCTTCCCCATCAACGTAGTTCAACTTCGTTGTTGGCTTCCTCTTATTAGGACCACTGATCTTATCAATCTTGTCCTTAATGTCGTTATACTTAGTCTTATTGAAGTCTGACAACTGTTGGCGTAGGTTAATCGCCATTTCCCCCGTCTCGCTCAAGAAATTGAACGCGGGAGCTGACCCACGTACTCCACCATCGTACGTCTCATTAAATATCCTCTGCACTTTTTCGTCAGTGGACACTGCGTAGTAGTCATCATAGGCAGTCTGTACCCCTTTGATTAACCCTTCTTCAGTTTCATCCTCCAAAACACGAGCAATAGAAGAATTAGCAAGATCGTTTAGCATAGACCTCTCGTCTATATTTGCTTGAGGAGTGCCTGTACGCACATAGTCGGCGTAAGCTGCGCGAAGCAGCCGTTCCTCCATCTTATTAGTTGCCAAAGGTAAACCCCGATAGTCAACGGGGTTACTCATTTTCCACTCCTCGTAAGGAAGCAGCTTATCAAGTTCGGTCAGCGCCATACTTAATTATGTAGTTAATTATTTAGTCTTTTGGAAATAGGTCTTTAGCCTTGTCTTCTTTCTCAGGACTTACAGTAGCCCCCGCATCACTCGGGATTGTAGATACTCCTAACTTCACAGCAGTATCTTCTAAGTTGTCTCTTTCCTCAGAAAGATAATCAATAATGTTTTGGTAAAGCGTATCCGCAAATTGGTCAAAAGGGGATCTGCTGGCCTTCTCCATTACCGTGTCGGGTTGTCCGACCTCAAACGTGTTCTTAGCTTGGTCTTTGGTCACCCCTACTTTTTCTTTAAATTCTTCCTCACTAAGATCTCCTAGTAACGAAAGGTAATCTTTGTAAACGCTTCGTACAAAAATAGGATCATTTATCGCTCGCGCAGCGGCTAGACCTCCTAGTTGGTCCTCTAGTTTTTGTTCCATAGTCGCAGCCATGAACTTTCTCTTACTAGTAACTTTGTCGTAAAGCTCGTCTGCTCGTTTAATACGAGATAAAACGCGTGCTCTCTGCTCTCCTAAATCTTTCTTACCTACGCTTAAAACTCTTCGAAAAGCGTTGACGTTTCGATCTCGCTGAAAAGTATCGAAAGCTTTTTCATACACTTCCTCCAGCGGAGTTGGCGTCCCCTTCCCATCTTTGTCAGCAACAAAACCTTTGTGATACAAAAGCACATCGTCGTAATCAGCCATCAGCCCCGCTCGTTCTTCACGAAAGCTCTCTGCATTTGTTATTTTTTTCGCCCCTTGTGTAAACTGCTCCTCAAACATCCCTTCAAGGGCTACTCTATTGTCGTCCTGATTAATCAGGCTACGCAAACCAAAGTCGCTATACATCTCTCTAGCTCTGCTAAGATTTTCTCTCATCTGAGCAATCGATGCGGGAACGGCACGACTATCGTCTTCTGGATCCGGTACTCGATCAATAGTGCTAATTGCACTACGAACCTTATTAAAACTTTCTTGGATCTTGGAAAGATTGTTTTCGGCGGCCTTTGCCTGATCTTGTGCCCCTTTTAACTTGGCGATACTCGCTTCTAGCTCTTTCTTCTTGAGGTCTGCAATCTCCCGATCGTTTAACCGTTTTGTTATGCGGTCGTACGTATTTGTAATACTCTCAACGCGTGGTGCCACATCGCGCTGATATCGCATTTCAAGATCTCTACGCTCGTCAGAGGTGAGGTTAGCCCTCATCCCAAATGTATTCTTCAGGGCGCGTACTCCCCTTCTTAAGTCTGGTTCAGCCACAACTGCCTTAGTTAGTCTTTTTTATCAGCCCCTTCTCTTTTTTTGGCCTCTCTGATTCGTTTCTTTGCTTCCGCCATTGCCGCCTTTCTGTCTAAATTTTTTACCCGTTCTTCCTGTCGTTTCCGTCTGTCAGCTTGTCTTTGAATTTGATCTCTGCGCCTACGTTGTTCTTGGCTGACAATATTAGGCTCATTCCTACGAGCATCTTCTTGTTTCCTCCGCGCTTCTGCTGCTCCTGCAAGATCACCTTCTCTCGCCGCACCTCGTGCCTCTTGGCCGTACTTACTTGATTCTGGAGAAACCGTTCTCTTAGTATCTTGTCCTACCCCAGTAGCCACCGAACCTTCCAAAGCAGTGTTGCCCCCAAAGCTCGCCCCTTGCATTGCATCCTGTCTATCTAAGCCCGGAGTCTTTGGATTAGCTCCAGCTCCAAAGTTACTTATATTATTTTCTCTTAGCTCTCTTTTCTTTGAATTAAAATTAGCAATAGATTTTTGGCGGTTAGCTGCCATCTGCATCCGCAGACGTTTCTGTTCCTCACGCCTTTGTAAGATTCTATTAAGAAGAGAACTCATGCCTGATACTATATTTCAGGGTTTAAAAGTCAATCCAGCAATACCGCGTCAGGGTTCTGCAAAGCTCCACTTAACTGCTTGATGGTCACAGGCGGGCGAACAGGACCCGATCCTGACTGAGGTGGGTCAATCGCTACAAGACCAAGACGCTGGCGAGCACAGTCTAAGGCAAGAAACGCAGCATCTGCTAAGTCAGGGCTCTTTCCAAATCGTCCTTTGAATTCAGGCTTTGGCTCAATCTTTACTTTCAGAGACCCGCTTTTAACTAGCTCGTAGTTTCGCGCCGTAATTTCCTGTGCTAAATCAGCCTGTATTCCAAACATCTGTTTCGTTCGCATCAATTCTTTTCCCACAAACCACATCTCGGACACCCGATTTGTGTACATTTCAGCGCCTGTGAGCTTACTGCTAAGACTCACCCGCTTGTCGCTAGGCTTCCCACCAAAGCTTACTCGAAGAAAATTACCTGCCCACTCCCCTGCCAGAACGTCACAGAAAGGGGCTCCCGCTCCAGTGGCGTCAACCGCTACGTTTTCTGCGGATATGTTTCGTTTCTGGCAGTGTTCCTTAATTTGCCTGACAATTTGATAAGTTCGAGGAACCGCTTTATTTGTAGCGTCATCGTTAAGATGTATGGCTTCCCCGAACTCAATTACGTATTGACCGGATTTATCGTACCCCACGGCTGCGGTGTACAGAATCGTACGGTCGCCCCCGTTCGTAAATGCGGGGTCGCACCCAGCAATGTAAGTAGGCTTTCCGGCCCACTCCACTTTGTTCATAGCCCCAGACGTAGAAAGCTCTGATTCACTGTAAATGCCTGTGGTCTCGTCTGAATCAAAGAAAACAGCACGAACCATTCGCATATAGCCCCGAGACTCCACGCCCAGAAGAGCTTTATCCTCATCAAGTTTTTCTTGTGTGGGGAGCCATGGGTAAACAGTTTCTCCCGCAACGATGTTAGGTGAGCGTTCTCCATCCAGTCTAAGATAATGCCCGCCCCACTTTGTTTCCCATTTATCGTAGGTGTTTGTATCTACAGAATCCCAGCCATTCTTAGGTTGTGACCATATCCCAAATGCATCGAACCTGCTATTTGGGTTCGACATACCGATAAGTTGAAACTCAGGGTTCTTAGAAAGGTTGGTAAGGCCCGCTTGTAAAATTGCTTCGGATAATTCCGATAACTCATCCCCGATCAGGATCACGCGTTTCTGTTTTATACCAATAAATTTTCCTACAGCCTCGCGAGTCTTAGATTTCTCAGCAGAAATAAGGCTAAGGCCCGCCCGCTCAATTAAAGTCTGATTCTCATCTACATACGCAGCGTTACCAATAGAGTCCCTAATTTTTATTGGAGCCCCCTCAATCACTGTAAGTAAAGACATGACTGATCCCCAGATACGTTTCCGCGCTTCACGTAAAGTAGTAGAAGTCATCAAGACCAGCGTGTCCTTGGGCTGAGATAACCAATTAACTATTCCCCAAGCTGCCATTGTATGAGACTTGCCTGAAGAAGCAGACCCACCAATCGCTAGGTACTTATGCTCGATAGCACACTGAATCATCTCTTCGGCCCATGGGTGCCTCACCATCAATTTTTCAGGAAGGTCTGGATGATTCCACAACTCGTCACACACTCTCCAAAAGTAATACTCTTTTGCCTTGGCATGTGTGTGGTGTGCAAATCCGTAGAGTAAAGCAGTAATTAAACTCGTAGGAGGTATGAGTAACCCACCAACATCCATGCGTTTACTTTTCGGATCAATACTCGGTTCTAGTATCTGCTTGTAGGTCTTCTTCTTTGAAGCCATAATTAAACCACGAAAGTAATTACAGTTCTTGTGAGTGACAACCCCAAAGACGAGCTAAAGAAACGGGCTCTAGAAATGCACGAGAAGAACTACAAGATGAACGTAATCGCACGCGAACTTGGAGTTCATTCAGGAACTGTGCGTCGTTGGTTCAAAGCGATGGGTCTTCCGCCAAGAAAAGGGGGTAACGTGCCGCACGTTCCTGTAGTCAGTAGCGAACCTCCCGTCGACCAGTTAGGGGCTGACATTGATGGAGAACTAGAAAACATGACGGACGAAGCTATTCTTTGCGCTCAGCACGACGCTCGAAACGAAGAAGATCAGTCTATGATGGAGATTGCCGAGAGGCAGTCTACCCCTGCTGACAAGTATCAGCACTATATTGCCGCAGCGGGTATAAAGCTTTTACGAGACAGTGTAAAAAATCTTCGTGGTCCTAAGACTGTCAGAGAGCTGTCGGAACTAGACCAGCTAATACGGAGGAATCTAGGTCTAAACGCCAAAGGTGGGGGCAGCAGCTCCATGCAAATAGACATATCTATTCTCAATAACACCAAAGCGGACAGAGGGGGAGGTGCTATTTCCCCTAAAAAGGTCATAGATATAGACCCAGACAATGATTAACAACTTCGATGACTTTGGCTCTGGGCGTATGGATGATCTGTCTTTTGACAGGTTAGCCCACATACAACCCACAGACGAACCGGATGAAGACGAAGGGAAACCATTCATACTGTTAGCTGAGTTGCAGGACGCTTTGATTGGAGTAATCGAAGGAGCGGACACCCACCCCCGAGCATGTTACAGCATAAACATGGTAAAGATTATCCTTCAGGAGAAACACGATTTAACCGAAGACCTAGCACAAGAAGCTTTAGATACTCTTGTAAGAACTTACTTAGGCCCTTCTACACCATGCTTTTTAGACACAAGTATCCTCGCAGATGAGTGAGTTGTTTCCAAATAAAGTGAAAGCGGTAAAACCTACCGCTATGGTGAAAGTTCCGCTTCCCGACATAAACGATTTCAAGTTTAAGAAAGTTGAACTTGTCGGGAGCTTTTATCGGGTGATTCCTAAAACAGGAAAAGAGGTAGGGTTCCTCCGCTGCCTGCAAAAGAATATGGATCTTTTCGTTCCTGAATCAGGTAATGGTCTGCTAGTCTCGTCTAAGCTAATAGACGAACTTGTATGATCGTAGGCGTAGACAACGGATTAGACGGAGGGCTTTGTGCTATCTCTAAACACGACGGTTCTATAATCGACAAGATAGCAATGCCTTGTTTGCAGCGATCTAAGAAACGAGAAGTAGACGTCCGCAAAGTTCATGACTGGTTGATGGATCTATGCACCCCGTTCACACTAGCAATCGAAGAACCATTGGCCCACGCGAAAAGTTCGCAAGCTGTTCGATCTATGGCTCTAAGCTTTGGTAAGCTTTTAGGTATGGCTGAGTCCAGAGGCTACGAAGTTAATCGTATCAGTGTACATAAATGGCAGAAGCATATGTTAGGTAACACCCCGAAAGGATTTACTAAGGTCGCGGCTCTCAACACAGCCGAGCGTTTAGCTCCTGAAGAAAACTGGCTGAAGAACAAGAGGTGTCGCACTCCGCACGACGGGATGATCGACGCCTATCTCATAGCCCGCTACCTCTTTGAGAAAATAAATTAAAGAATTTTCTGGTCCCGCAAATAATCTGTGGTAAACACGCCGCTGTGAAATCACTTTACCCACGGCAACAAGACGCAGCGGATTTTTTCCTACGCAAATTATTAAGTAGGATAAACACCCTAGACGGGTCTCATACCGGTTGTGGTAAAACCGTAGTGGCCTGCTACCTCGCAAAAATGCTCGGGTTCCCCGTAGCCGTTATTTGCCCCAAGGCTGTTATACCTAGTTGGGAAAGAGAACTCAAAGAGTTTGGTATCGATCCTATTTTTGTTCTCAACTACGAGAAGATACGAACAGGTAACACTCAATACATGACCCGCAAAGGTAAGAAGATCTTTAAATGGTTAATCCCACGAGATACCTTTGTGCTCGTAGATGAAATCCATAAAGCGAAGGGTCCGTTCACACTCAACTCGCAACTACTTATCTCTCTAGTTCTGCAAAAATACAGAGTTCACGGAATGTCAGCCACCGCGAGTGAGACCCCCGCAGAGATGAGGGCACTAGGGTTTTGTCTGGGTCTCCATTCGCTGAACAAAGATGTATTCCCCCTACAGAACTGGTTCAAGTGGATGCGTAAAAAAGGATGTTACAAAGACCAGTGGAATAATTGGAAGCTGCTTAGAAGCAACGCCTTAAAAGAATTACATTCAGAGATGTATGGGGAGTGTGCTTACAAGCTCTCTGTCAAAGACTTCCCAGATTCTTTCCGCGACAATATGATCTTTGTTGAGCCTATTGAATTCAAAGACTCAAAGAAAATAATGAACGCATACGAGGAGTTAGGAATAACACCCGACATTATCACCGACTACATCGAGAAAGGGACGGTGTCAGACAGTGAACATTTAATTGTTAATCTCGGTCGAGCGAGACAACTAGCCGAATCTTTCAAAGTCGCTGAAATGGTAGAGACGGCAAACGATCTTATTCATGAAGGAAACAGTGTGGTCCTATTCGTTAATTACAAAGCTACTGTGGACTCTCTGTGTAGCTTACTAAAATGCGGTAGGATAGAAGGGGGGCAGTCAGCGGAGGAAAGACAAACTGTGATTGATGACTTTCAGGCCGATGAGACGCACTGTATTGTGGCTAATATTGCGGCGGGAGGTACTGGTATTTCTCTTCACGACACCCACGGTAATCGCCCCCGTATATCTCTTATAAGCCCTACGTTTGATGCTAAAAGCTACCTACAAACCCTAGGTCGGATACATCGAAACGGGGCTAAGAGTGACTCTATACAAAAGATCCTAGTCGCCGCAGGAACAGTCGAAGAATCTGTTATGGCGTCGGTGCAACGCAAAGCAAAGAACATCCAAGAACTACACGGAGAATGAATACACCAGACCACAGCTCACGCGGGCACGCAGAGTTTAGCCCCTCCAGTCTTAAGTATGTGGCTGGGTGTGCTGGCTACCACGGCAGAGATGGCACCAACGCGGCTGCCGAAATGGGTACCCGCATTCACGAAGCCTTAGAAGTCCATGACCCCTCTGCTCTACACAACGAGCAAGAGCTACAGATCTACGATCAGATCGTGGACATGGAGAAGGCGTTCATGGATAATTTTTCTGGGATACAAGAGGAGCACAACGAGATACAGGTAGACGTAGAACTAGACGGCACAGGCACATGGGGAACCTGTGACCGATTCCTGATTCTTGATTCCGGCACCAAGGCC